CCTGCGCAAGCAGACCAACGATCGCCTCGGAGAACTACTCGACCTCGTTAAAGCCGACCGAAAGAGTAGGACTTAAAGCAAGCCTGCGCGCTGTGCGATGAACGCGATCGCGACCACACAGAGCAAGAGGATTATGAGCCCGGAGAACGGTGCAAACTGGGGCACCTGTTGGACGCCGAAGATGGCGATGCAGAGCAGCACGATTACAATGACAGCAAGTATAAGCACGGCAGTGTCCTTTACGGTTTGAGGTAAAGCGATCTCTCGGCTTGCCGACGCCGTGTCAGTCCGTCGAGGATCTTTCCCTTCTGGTGGTTCCAGAGAAGAAACTGGTCAGCCGCTTCTACATATTTTCCCGCGTTGTGATCGCGCAGAAGCGTCGATATCGAAAGCGCGTGCGTGCCGATGTTGTAGGCCAGCGAGACGAGCGCATCGAACTGATGTTCAGTCGTCGGGTGACCCGTAACCAACTGCGAGACAGACACCGCAAAACGATTAAGGTCTTGGGCGAACCGGAAGTCGCACTGCGCCTGTGTCCACATAAGACCAAGATGAATGTCAGGCCCAGTGGACCCCCAACCAATCGTCGGTCTGTCCTTGGCGGTAGGCATGTAGGCGGTGAGACGACATTGCTCGAAGCCCTGAATTATCTTGATGCCTTCAATGTCTGGCTGCATCATCATAGCTCGACCTTCAAATCTTGAATAAGGACGTCGCCGCCTGGGTTCTCCAAATCTTCAATCATTTCTATCATACCTTGGTCAATCGCGTAAGAGCGGCAGGCGCGGTAGGCATAGCTGGTCGCAGCAAGAGCTTCCTTTTCGTACTTGGCCCTGAACTGCTCGAACACCGCGTCATCGGATACGGGATCGTTAAGCGGAGTTTTCGTAGTCGTCCGCGCCCAGTCCTTTGCCTGTATGAAGTTGTCCCACCTCGGCGGCTTGGCCCCGGTAAAGGCTTTGCTCTGTGACGTTTCGACGTAGCAAGTCGTTATGTTGCGGCTCCGGCTGTCCTGCCCTGTGATCTTGGTTACGAGGGTGAACCCGCCGAGCTTGCGCGGCGCTTCGGAATCGCGGGCCTTGGTCAGCGTCAGCGTGCGAACCTTCTTGCCCTTCTCAACCTCGATCTCCAGCACGTAGTCTGCGCTGGCCAAGAGCGCCGAACCACCGCGCACGCCTTCGCCGTTCTTGGGGGGATGGTGCAGGATCATAACCAGCACGTCGAACTCGCGGGCCAGCTCCTCCAGCTTCTTCATCGCCTTGGCGCACTCGCTGTTGTTGTTCTCGTCGCCGACGAGACCCGAGGCTGAGAGCGTGTCGAGAACGACCAGCGATACCGGCACGGAAAAACTCTTCAGCATCCGGTCGCACTCGGCATGGAGATCGCTGCGCAGCGTCTCCCACGCGCTCCTGTCCGACAGAGCACCTACGGGCGTCCCTGAGATAGGTAACCGTCCTTTGCCCTCTCCAAGTACCGAGAGGCGCGGACCCAAGCTCCCCTGACCCTCAGCGGCCAGAATTATAGTGCCTCCGCGTTCGTCGGGGTTCTCTCCAAACCACGGGTCACCCGTCGATAGCTTCTCGGCAATGTGCGTGGCCATGAACGTCTTGCCACTGCCCGGCAGGCCGGTAAGGATCGCAACGCCGGTCGCAGGGAGCATCTGGTAGAAAAGCCATTGGCTATCCTTCTCCCATACCGCGCCGTGGCGTACCCACTTGCGTCCCTTTTCTTCGGGAGGATCAATGCTAACGCCGGAGAATTGTACGAGCGGATGAAGGCTACCTGCCGACGACGTAGCGTAGAGGTAGGCGTTGGCGACTTTGATTTCGAGTGCTTCGGGTGCCCACGGAGGCTCGCACTTTTCGTTCCACAGATCGAGCATCATTAAAAACGCAGTCAGCTCTGCGCAGCCTAAGTCGCGCAGCTTGCAGGCCACGTTAAAGGTGTGCTGATCTCCGTTAGCTCCCTCGACCGCGCCGTCTGCCGTCTGGAGATAGGCTTCCGATGCCTTCAGCGCGATCTCGTCGTCATCGCTGACTATAAAGCCTTTGCGTTTCCGCTCTCTTGGTTCGCTGAGAAGCGCCAGGATGTGCGGTGGGGCGTGGGCCAAGGGAGCGTCGTTGCTGAGAGTGTAGATGCCTTCAGGAGTGACCGAGCCGGGGGCGATGACGTAGCCGTGGTGCGAGCGGGTGTCGATGCCTTCGCCGAGCTTGCCTGTTGTGTTGGCGACGTTGGGCGACTTGTAATAATAGTGGAAGCCTCCGGTCGGCGTCTCGACCACCAACGTGTTGAGCGGCATGTCCAGATTGAAGAACGACTTCAGTCCGTTCTTGCCGTTTTTAACATCAACATCGACGACGAGCATGTTGCAGGTCGAAACGCCCACGTTCCAGTCGCCGTCAGCAAACAGAATTTTGATTACTTCGGGATCGCTGGTCGCCGAATTATAAAATTGCTTGTCGCGCGGGCGCTTGGTGCGGGGGATGAGAGGGAACACGCGCAGACCGCGCGCAGCCCATGCCATAGCAAGCCCGATAGATCCCCGAGGGGAAGCCATTACTGACTAACGATTCGATAGGTTCTGCGCTTCTCGCCCAAGACAATTCGCTTGCGCATCGGCTGGAGCTTGCGGTTGATGGAGGCAAAGGGCCACGATAGCGCCTGTTGCTTTTTCCATGTCTTGATCTCTTTGCCGTCACCTCTCGTGTAAGCAAAATAGAGATCGTCGATTAGCGCGTCTCGTTCGTCGTTAGAAAACACACTGAGAAGCGAAGTCTCTCTCGGTGTGAATGTTTTGCTACTTGCCATAACGCTGACCTTCCCAACCTTTGACGGCTACCGGAAGGCCCGTGGCCCACGCAGGTACGACCGACATGATACGCTCGAACTCTTCGAGACTGCCTTTGCCTATCGGCATCTCGGATATATTTTCGTCGTGGATCGTAAGCACCAGGGGGTAGCCTGCCGCTTCGAGCGCCATCATTCCCTCCACCAGAACGTCACGCGCGATCGCCTGCACGATGTTTTCGCACTGAAGGCCACCGTAGAGCCGGTGCGTACCCCATTTTTTCGTCACGCCGTTCACCGCATCGAACTCGACGCCGGGACGAGCACTGAGGGTTTCGGTCTTCTCGCTCCAGACAATGCGGGGCGCAGCATAAGAGAGCGTCCGGCCTGACGGCAACAGGCACCACAGGAAGCCGTGCGCCACGCGGTACGCGATGCGATTGTTCAGGCACCATATGGTAAGACCCGGATTCGATACCGCCTCGATCGCGGTATCCTGAAGCTCCCACCACGACGCAGTGATAGCCGGGTGCGCGTCTCGCCACGCTTTCTTAAGCTGTTCGCCTCTTTCCTGGCCGACGCTGACGCCATAGTTAGCGCCCATCTTTTCAAACGCTCGCCATCCGCCTTGGAAACCCATGCTAAGTTCCATGACTTTACCGATTTGGCGCTGCGGCTTCGTGACGCTACCAATGGGAATATAGAACGCCTTGGAGTAGGCCAGAACATAGAGGTCGGTCCCGGCACCGCGATCAAAAGAACCGAATGCTTGCGTCTTCCAGTCTTCCCCCGCAAGCCACGCATTAACTCGCCCTTCGATGTTGGCATAATCAGCTCCTATCAATCTGTGTCCGGGTTTTGCGACAATCATCGAGCGCAGGCATTTGGACAGGAACGCCATTGGCTCTCCGAGGAAGAGCGCGATCGCGTCGCAGGCTTCCGCCCCGGTGTTAGTGTTGCGCAGCAATTTTATTGTTGCGGTTACGCTTTCCCCGTCGTCGATACGCGGGAAGTTGTGCGGCTGCATTCCAGCGCCCGCCCACCGTCCGGTCGAAGCGCCGTGGTAACGCAGTGATCCTCGCACGCGGCCATCGCGGCACACGCTGTTGACGATCGACTGAAACTTGGCGGTTGACGACTTGGCCGCAGAACGACGAAGCTCGATCGCTTCGCGTGCTTGCGGATCATCGAGTAGCTGAGTGCGCAGGATGATTTCGACAATATCTCCCTTGGCAACAGATTCACAAGTGACGCCGCGCGCGTTCAACCACGCGACGAGCTTGGCGACTTCGGTGCATTTGGCTACGCGGCCCTGCGTCAGCTCGGACATTCTCTTGTCGGCGCGGGCCTTGGCCACGGTGACGGCATCGAGCGCGAGCTGACACATGGGTATATCTACGTAGACACCGCGTTCGTTGATCTTCTGGTCCAAGATCCAGACTTCGCGCTCTTTGGTCGAGAGCTTGGGAACGATACGGTTGATCGCGCGCTCGGTCTCAACGTCTCGCACGCAGTACGCGGTCAGCGCGTCAAGCTGTTCAGGCGTCTCGTACCAGACCGCCGTGCCGTCTTCGAGGTAGCCGCGCGGCTTGCACATCTTGAGCATGAGAGCGCGACCAGCGCGGTCCTTGGCCACAGGAGCCTTTAGCGCCAAGCCCAACTGGTCGAGTGATTGGGGGAGCGCCATCGCAGCGCCGCGCGCCATTGTGCAGTCGGATTGCTGCAAAGAAATAGGGTGCTTGAAAGTCTTGATCCATGCAGTTCTATCGAACGCCTGATTGTGCGCGATGACAGTCCCGCCGTTGTCAATGTGGCGCATGAGATCGAGCGGCCAGTCCTGACCCGGACGCCACGTTTTGATCGCGTCGTCGCCAATGCGGTAGGCAAGGCACAAGACTTCGGTCGTCGGGTGCTCGAAGTAGCGGTGTAGCCCCGCTTTCTTCAAGTCACACTCCGAGCGGGTTTCAAAGTCGAAAGATGCGTCAACCATAGTGTTCATCCTCAGGGTGCTCGCACTCCGGGCACCGATGCCTTCCGCCCGAGCAGTACCAGCCGAGACGGATCAGCCCGTGCGCCGCCAATATCTCCTTGGCCGGTGGGGCTTCGATGCCGCAGATATCGCAAAGGATAACTGCTCCGTTGTCTTGGCGCTTAACCATCGGACTTACCTCTAGGTAGCCGGTCTTCAACCAGCTTGGCGTACCCCTGAATATCGTGCCAATTATCATCGTAGTCCGGATCTCCGGTAAGAATCCGTGCTATTTTGTCAGCGATCACAGTGAGCGCTTGCTTTTGGAACGGAGCTAAACCGAACCATCCGATAGCTGCCCCCCGCATAACGTCTTGAAGGCGCTGTGCTACACTCGCGTGCTCAGAGAAGTCGCCGTAGCGAGCACCGCGCTCGGCCAGAGTTTCGTCCACAGTCATGTGTCTCTCCTCAATAAAAAGGAGCGAGGAGCGGGCAAGCTCCTCGCCCGAGTTGAGGCTAACCAAACAACTTGGCGGCTGCGTCAGCTTCGTCGTTGCCGAAGACGCCTTCGCTTGACACTGACGCATCAATGTCAATGCCCTTGAAATCGGAAGGCGTAGATCCGCCGCCACCCATGCGCTTGTCGTCGGCGATAATCATAAGGCCCTGAAGACCGAACGACGTGCCCTTGTTGACGCCCTTGTCGTAGACGAACGGACGGATAGTTGCGACCGCCCACACGCCGGGATAGACGCGATCAGGGTCGGTTATGGGCTGGCTTCGCGCATCGAAAACCGGAATGATATTGTCCGACACGCAGGTCAAAAATATACCCTCGTCGCCGTAACCCTCGTAGCGGTCAGCCATTTCGGACTGTTCCTTGAACGGGGACTTGAGCTTGGGTCCGCTCTTGGCTCCCGCGTTTGCCCATTTGTCCATCGTCGCCCTAGCTGCTTCAGCCTTCAACAAGGTCAGGTCGGCTTGCACGGGAAACACGAGGTTGGCGCTGTACTTGCCTTCCACGTTGGGCGGGATCGGTTTGGAGCGCGCAAT